TAATGGCTAAACAACCACTCAATATTGGAGAAGAAGTCGCTGTGCAAATGCCGATGAAAACGGTTGCCAGTTTGATTTGTATGGTCGCGATCGGGACCTGGGCTTACTTCGGTATCATTGAGACCCAAAACAAGATTCAAACAACAGTAGAACTAATGTCTAAAGATTTAACTGAGAATACAGAGTTTAGAATCAAATGGCCACGGGGTCAACTTGGAAGTTTGCCGGCAGATTCCGAGCAATTTATGATGATCGAGGATTTATACAAGACCACTGAGAAGTTAAATGCACATATAGACTCTATGGCTTTAAACAAAGTCAACATAGAATTTTTAAGAAAACAAATGGATAAAGTTCTAGAAGACATAGAAGAATTAAAAGACGCTAACAGAGAAATACATTTTAAAAATGGGAGTACACCGTGATAGAATCTGTTTTTGCATTACTGATGTTTGTAAACGGAGAGATTAAAGAACACCGTATCCAGCCCTCGATGGGGTTATGCCTTCGCGGGAAACGTGAAGCAGAGAGACAATATAGTGAAACTGTCTCTTATAAATGCTATAAAGGTAAAGCTGAAACTGAAATTTATATGGGAGAAAAGTCTATTAAGGCTTTAATACTAGAATAATTATGGCTAAACAAAACGCATTACAACGAATAGATTCACATGAAAAATTATGTAGGATTATGCAGAAACAAACTTACGACAAAATTCATAAATTAGAACATCAAATTAATAGAATTGAAAGCATTTTATTAGTATCTGTAGGAGCCTTGATTACAGGTATGGCATATGTTATATTTACTTTATTAACTAAATAAAGGTAGGAGATAATGCAACTATCAAAACATTTTAAACTCGAAGAGATGACCAAGAGTATGACGGCAACTCGTAAGGGTATTGACAACTCACCAGGAGCAGGTGATATTAAAAATTTAGAGAACGTATGCTATGAAATACTAGAACCAGTTCGTGCACACTTTGAAAAGCCAATAACTATTACATCAGGCTATCGCAGCGAGGCGCTGTGTGAAGCGATCGGCAGCAAAAAAACGTCGCAACATGCTAAGGGCCAGGCGGTTGACTTTGAAATAGCAGGTGTTCCAAATATTAAGACAGCTTACTGGCTGTCTAATAACGTGGACTTTGATCAATTGATCCTCGAGTTCTACAAAAAAGATGATCCAGCGGCGGGGTGGATACACGTCAGCTACAATGAAAAAGGTGCTAATAGAAAACAGATACTTACTTACGATGGAAAAAGTTATGAGAATGGCCTTCCAGAAATGAAATGGAAAGATGGCCAAGTCGTAGGATAAGGGTTGTAATTATCATAAAATAGTATATATAAGTCTTAAGAGTGCTTTAGGAAGGCTCTTAATTATTAACTGTCTAAACAAGGAGGTTACTATGACTGATCTAATAAACTTAAATAATTTCCTAAACAACGCAATTGGTTTCGAAGATTTCTTTCACAGATTTCATCGACTACCTACCATAAACGCAGGCTTTCCACATTATAACATAAAGAAAGCAGGTGAAGATAAATACATCTTAGAAATGGCAGTGGCTGGTTACAAAAAATCAGACATTGATGTTCAGGTTCGAGATGGAGTTCTATCTATTGAAGGAAAATCTTCTGAAGAAAAAGAAGACTTCGTTCATAGGGGTATAGCTAAACGTGCGTTTAAAAAACAACTTCAGTTATCAGAGTACGTTGAATGTACTGGAGCTAAATTAGAAGATGGAATGTTGAAAGTGGATTTGAAATACGATCCGCCAGAAAACAAAAAGCCGAAAAAAATATCGGTAAAATAGTCAATTTGAAAATTTGCGCGCGCTACGCGTATAGTCCTACGTTTTACTGGACTATATCCAAGCTTTTAAGTCTTCTCCTAGTACTTGAGAAGCAATATTGACTTTATCGCGAAGTGCTTTGACGATTTTTTCATCAACTGTATCTTCTGCAATAATATCAACGTACGTGACATTTTTCTTTTGACCTATTCTATGCGCTCTATCTTCTGATTGGAGTCTTTTCTCTAAATCATAGCCATTAGAGTAATAGATTACAGTATTGGCTGCGGTAAGTGTTATACCGTAGCCACCTGTTTGAGGTGTTCCTACTAAAAATCTACATTTATCATTATTCTGAAATCTTTTTATATTTTCTTGTCTTTCTGATTGAGGCGTGAGTCCATAATAATCAACAATGGAGCCTGGACCATGGACCTTAACAACTTCTTTAATAATATTTCTAATATCATGTTGATAATTTGCCCAAATTATAGCTTTTCCTTCTAGTTCATCTAAAACGTTCATTAATTCACTAATCCTATTATTAGCTATTTCTTGTGTAGTACCATCATCAGCTGTAAAATGACCACACGTAATCTGATGTAATCTCATCAATTGAGTTAAAACCGTCATGGTGCTTGTGACTTTACCATTTAAGTGTGCAAGAGCTGTTTGTTTCATTTCAGTATAAATCTTTCTTTGATCTGCAGATAAAGAAATTTGTCTTTTAGTCCAATTCTTTTCTGGTAAATCTAAGCAATCTTCTTTTAAAACTCTATAAGAAAACCCTTTCAACTGATCGGATAATTCACTTAAATTTTTGAATTTATCCACTACTTGTATTGATCTACCTCTTACATTTAAGGTTTTCATTTCTGCATATCTATTTCTAAAAGCATAGTATGAAGTAAAGTCCAATAACCAAGGACTTAAAAACTCACATTGACTATATAAGTCTAATGGGTTTTTAGTTACAGGAGAACCAGTCATAATTCTTCTATAGTTAGTTCTAGTTGATAATTTAAGTATATTTTTAGTTCTTTGTGCTTTAGGATTTTTGATGGTTGTGCTTTCATCTATAGCCATTAAGGTATTATGAGAAGATATAAATTTAGAAGCAAAAGCAGTCCCTTTAGTAGTACTAAAAGCTTCTACGTTCATAACTAAAATATGAAGTTCTTCTCCAGTATTAAATAAAGTACCTAATTTTTTAGATTGACCTTTAGTGATATTTGGTTGCCATAATACTGACACATTTTCTATATGTTTTGGTAGGTGTGCAGGAATTTCCTGTTCATACCAAGTTTTAACAACACCTTTGGGCGCCACAATTAAAGCACCATTTATTTTACCCTTGTCATAGAGCATTGCAGCATTATCAATAAGTACCTTAGTTTTACCAGTACCCATTTCCATAAAGTAGGCATAGGTTTCCCTATTCCATGACTTTTCTAACGCAGTTAATTGATGCGCATATGGCTTGGTTTTAAATTTATAATTCATAATTTTTCTTTCTATGGGTTGACATATAATCCATGATGCACTATATGTCAAGACATGAAAGAAGATGTCAAGACATGAAAGAAGAAAATATAGTTTATGTAATACAGGAAATTCCAGGTACACAGGCAGGCAATCCTAAGATTAATATCATAGGTGCTTCTCAGTATGGAAAATTTAAATTTCTATTACCAGAGTTTTCACAAATAATTTTTTCTCCAGGTCCTTTAATTTTTAAATTAAGAAAAAGTTTAAAGGATTTTAAAGAAGGAGATTATTTATTATTGACAGGCGATCCTGCAATAATTGGTGTTGCATGTTCTATAGTTTCTGATATTACAAATGGAAAATACAATCTACTAAAATGGGATAAACAAGAAAGAAAATATTATCCCATATCAATTAATTTATACGAGAAAGGAGAACTAGATGATTGATTTTGAAAAGGACCAACAGGAGGTCATTAAAAAAACTGACAACATACAATCTTTAGCTGACCAAGTTGAAAGATTAGAACAACTTCAAAGGAGTATAGAAAACCAAGAAGAAAATTTGAAGAGTTCAAAAAAGAAATTAGAACATATATCTGGAGAAGTAATTCCAACTATGATGGCCGAGATGGGTTTAGCTCATCTTAAACTTATGGATGGATCTTCAGTAGATGTTAAGCCTTTTTACAGTGCAAACATTACTGTAGCTAATAAAGAAAAGGCGTTTAAATGGCTTCGTGATAATGGACTAGGAGATATAATCAAAAATGAGATATCCGTGTCTTTTGGTCGCAACGAAGAAAACAAGGCAGCTGATTATGCTTCCCTTGCACAAGAGCGTGGGTTTCAGCCAACACAAAAGTTGAAGGTTGAGCCCATGACTCTGAAAGCGCTAGTCCGTGAGCGTACTGAGGCAGGTAAAGACATGCCAACGGAACTTTTCAACATATTTGTTGGAAATAAAACAACAATAAAAAGGAAACAATAAACATGAACCAAGTAGCAACAAAAAAAGAAGGAGCATTAGCAGCAAATATTTTTGAAGCTGATGCTAATAAAGGTGCTCAAAACATCGCCCAAGAAGATTTGGCGTTACCTTTCTTAAAAGTTTTGGGACAACTATCTCCAGAAGTAAATAAAAGAGATGGTAAATATGTCGAGGGCGCAGAGCCAGGCAAAATAATAAATACTGTTACTAATGAAATGTATGATGCAGTGAATGTAATTCCTGTATTTTACAAAAGACAGTATGTGGAATGGCAAGATCGTGGAACCAGCACTGGTGCTCCAGTTGCAATTCACGAGGCAGACAGTGATATTGTGAGTACAACTACTCGTGATAAATCTTTCAAAGATAGATTACCAAATGGTAACTATTTAGAAAACACTGCGAACCATTTTGTTATATTAATGGGTGACAGTCCTACAACAGCTTTGCTTTCTATGAAAGCTACTCAATTAAAAGTGAGTAGAAAATGGAACTCAATGATGATGGGTATTAAAATGCAGGGTAAGAATGGATTATTTACTCCGCCAACATACAGCCACATTTATAATCTAAAAACTGTTCAGATGTCTAATGACAAAGGAACATGGTTTGGATGGGATGTGTCTAAAGTTGGACCTGTTACAGATAAATCAGTATACGACATAGCAAAAGGCTTTGCCGAAAGAGTTGGTAAAGGCGAAGTCCAAGCTAAACACGGAACTGAAGAAACTTCAAGTACAACACCGTACTAACCGAATCCTAGGTAGTGGGCGTCTAAGCGAGAGTGGAAACGCCCACTTTGAAAGTTATGTCTGTAGAAAAATTTAAAAATATATTTCAAGGATTAGATAGAGCACGTGGTGTCACTTACGTTGACAAAAAAGGTGTAGATGGAGAAAAGATTAAAGGAAAATCTTTTGTTCAAAGAGAAATGGTCACTGACGAACATTGGCTATTTCACTTACAAGGTAGAGAACCAAGTTTAGGTATTATTCCAATCAATGATGATAACAAATGTAGATGGGGCTGTATTGATATAGACTCATACGCAGGATTTGACCATCAAAAATTAATTAACAAAATTAAATTATTAAAATTACCACTAGTAGTATTTAGATCCAAATCAGGAGGTGCTCATGTGTTTTTATTTACAACAGTCCCTGTTGAAGCAAAATTAATGAGAGACAAACTCTTATCAGTTAGCGCAGTATTGGGTTATGGTGGATCAGAAGTTTTTCCAAAACAAATAGAATTAAAATCGAAAGATGATACAGGAAATTTCTTAAACTTACCATATTTTAATGGTGATGATACCATGAGGTACGCCTTTCTCGAAAGTGGGGAGGCTACATCAATTGAAGGCTTCTATGGATTGTATGAAAGAAATAAATTAACACCAGAAGGGCTAGAAAAATTAGAAGTTAAAAGACCACAATCAGAATTTAGTGATGGTCCTCCTTGTTTAGAATCATTAACACAAACCAAGTTAAATGATGGAAGAGATAGAGTTATTTATCAATTTATTCAATATGCAAAAAGAAAATGGCCAGAAGAATGGCCTAAAAAAATAAATCAATTTAATTATACACATTTTGTAGAGCCATTAGAAGATAAAGTTATTCAAGATAAAATAAAATTTCATAGCAAAAAAGATTTAGGTTTTAAATGTAATGAAGAGCCAATGTGTAATCATTGTGATAAATCATTATGTAAAACTAGAAAATTTGGAATAGGTGGAGATTCCGTATTTCCTACTCTGAGCGATTTACAGAAAGTAGAATTAGACGAACCATACTACTGGGTTAATGTAGATGGAGAAAGAGTTAAATTAGATAATATTGATTCCTTACTAGAACAAAGATTATTTAGAAGAACAGTTACAAAACAAATTAATAGAAAACCACCAAGAATTACAGTAAAAGAATTTGAAAAATATACAGATATGTTACTTGCAGGAGTAGAAATTATAAAAGCACCAATTGGTTCATCATTGATTGAACAATTAAAAGATCATTTAGAAGAATATTGTCTTAATGACTCTTCAGCAACAACAAACAAAGAAGAAATATTTTTAGGAAATGTATGGACATCAGAAGGCAAACATCATTTTATATTTAACAAATTTTTTCATGGTTATTTACAAAGAAGAAAATGGCCAGAAAAACATCAAACTACACAAGATTTACTAATTCAACATTGTGGTTGCAAGGATGATAGAATTTATATTGGTAAGAAAAGACCAAGTGTAATGATAGTAGATGCGTTTGAAAAACCAGAAAAAGTTTATAATCAAAAACAACTTAAGCCTAAGGATTCATTTTGAAAACAATAGTATTAGGACCACCAGGAACTGGAAAAACTCACACATTACTTAATAAAGTAGATGATTATTTAAAAGAAACTGATCCAGATAAAGTAGGTTATTTTGCTTTTACTAGAAAAGCAGCTAATGAAGCAAGAGATAGAGCTGTTAAAAAATTTAATTTAACAGAAGACGATCTTCCATATTTTAGAACACTACACTCATTAGCATTTAGACGTTTAGGAATTAATAAAGAAAATGTTATGCAACGTAGACACTATGAAGATCTAGGAAAAAAGATTCAAATACCTATAGATTATAATGATTATGACGATGAAGAAACTGGTCTATTCACTACAAAAAGTGATTACTTGAGAATTATTAACCTTGCGAAATTAAGAAACATTTCATTAGATCAACAATTTAACTTAAAAGAACATACTCAAAAATTAGAATATGATAAACTTATTATTATAGCTAATGAACTAGACAGATATAAAAAAGAATATGGACTTATAGATTATAATGACATGATACTAGATTTTGTTAAATCAGATAAGTCTCCTAAGTTTGAAGTAGTTTTTGTTGATGAAGCACAAGACTTATCTCGAATGCAATGGGATATGGTAAGCAGTTTTAATACACAAGATTCTTTTATTGCAGGGGACGATGATCAGGCAATATTTAGATGGGCAGGAGCGGATGTGGATTCCTTTATTACACAAAAAGGAAAAATTTTAAATTTAACTCAATCAATGAGAATACCTAGAAAGATTCATGACTATGCTATGAAGATTATAGAAAGAGTCTCCAACCGATTACACAAAGAGTGGAAACCAAAATCACATGAAGGAGCAATTAGTAAATATTGGAATTTTGAAGACATTAATATGAATAAAGGAAACTGGTTGGTATTAACTAGAACAAGATATCAATTAAAAGCTTTAGAAGATATACTAAAAGAAAAAGGATTATATTTTGAAGATAGGTTTAATAAGTCTTACGAAAAAGGTATTCAGGAAGCAGCACTTAACTGGGAACATTTAAGAAGAGGACAATTATTACATTATAAAGATATTATGAATATATCTCAGTATATGAGTCCAGCTAATTGGGAAAAAAATAAATTAAAATCATTATCTAAAGAATCATTTTATGGAATAGATCAATTAACACAAGGACATGGTCTTAATACTAAAAGTACTTGGTATGAATGTTTTGATAACGCTGGATCGAGAAGAATTACATACATTAGAAAAATGAGAGCCAATGGAGAAGAATTAAATAAAGAGCCTAGAATTAAATTATCTACTATTCATAGTGTTAAAGGTGGAGAAGAAGACAATGTAATTATATTACCAGATCTTACTATGAATACTCAAAAATCTTATGAAAGAAATCGTGATGATGAAAATAGATTATTCTATGTAGGTGCAACTAGAGCAAAAGAACATTTACATGTTGTAAGACCTAAAGATGAAAATAAAGCTTTTCCGATGGGGGATGTATGAGTGTTTGGGACAAGCAACACGGAGGATCACATTATCAAAAATTTAAAATTCAGCCAAGTAAATTTGTTGTAGAAAATGAATTGCTTTTTCCAGAAGGATGCGCTATAAAATATATCTGTCGTCACAGATTGAAAGGAAAAAAGGAAGATATTTTGAAGGCTATACACTTTTTAGAAATGATACTTGAAAGAGATTACAAAGAAGTAGAAAAACCAAAAGAAAAAGCAAACACATGGGGAATTGTTAAATGATGCAAGTTCCTTTATTTAAACCACAAACTGAATGGCTACCACCAACAGAATTTCCAGATTTATCTAAGCATGATGAAATAGCAATTGACTTAGAAACTAAAGACCCAGATTTAATAAAAATGGGTTCAGGATCTGTTACTAATAGAGGAGATATAACAGGAGTAGCTGTAGCTGTTAAAGGATGGTCTGGTTATTATCCAATTGCTCACGAAGGTGGTGGTAATATGGATCGTAAAAAGGTCTTGAAATGGTTTCAAGGAGTATTATCTACACCAGCAACAAAAATCTTTCACAACGCCATGTATGACGTTTGTTGGATCAGAGCATTAGGTTTAAGTATTAACGGTAAAATAGTCGACACAATGAT